AACTGAAAGAGATATACCAAAACTGGCTAACCTTGAAACTCAACTGTCGTTTGCCCGCAACAGCATCGCTAATTACACTAATGAATTTACCAAACTGCTTAATGAACAGCAAAAAATTAGCAAAGATCTTAAAGCAACTCGCGAACAACGAATCAAAAGAATAGAAGATGGAAAAAGTTCATGGGCTGGTCTGATAAGAATGTTAGAAGACGAAGAAATAAGAGAAAAACAGGGTAAAGAAATGGAAATTCTTAAAATGGCCACCGCTAAAACAAGAAATGAACTTGAACAATATCATCAATTCGCTAATAATACTATAGACAAACCATTTTTAACACCAGATAGTGTGGAGAAATATAATGACTAAAATTGCCGTAATAACAGGAATCAGTGGTCAAGATGGTAGTTATTTAGTAGAACATCTACTAGATAAAAGCCCCGAATATTCTAAAGTGGTAGGACTATATCGCCGCTCATCTAATATATCATCACTATCACGAATAAACCATCTTCTGCATCACCCTAATTTTATAACAGAAGAATGTGATCTAACAGATCCTCATAGTATTGGCCATATTATAAAAAAATATAATCCTGATGAGTTTTATAATCTAGCAGCTCAAAGTCATGTTGGTACCAGTTTCAAACAACCCAACTTAACTTTTGATGTTAATACTCTAGGAGTTATTAATATTATAGAAAGTATTCTTCAATATAGTCCAAAAACCAAATTATACCAAGCTAGCACCAGCGAAATGTTTGGTCAAGAATTTACAGCTAGCGAAAATTCAATCTCAAATACTATTGAAAAATTTCAGGATGAAAATACTCCTTTTAAGCCCCAAAGTCCATACGGAGTTAGCAAATTAGCATCTCATAATCTAATTAGAATATATCGTGATGGATATAATTTATACGGTTGCTGCGGCATACTATTTAATCATGAAAGTCCAAGGCGCGGCGTAAACTTTGTTACTAAAAAAATTACTAATTATATAGGACTACTACAAAATAATCTTACTAATGACAAACTACACTTGGGCAATTTGCACAGTTGCAGAGATTGGGGCCATGCTAAAGATTATGTTAGAGCTATGCATTTAATGTTACAACAACAATATGCTGATGATTTTGTTATAGCTACTGGTCATACTCATTCTATTAAAGACTTTTTAACACTAGCTTTTAATATGGTCAATAAAAATTATGAAGATTATGTAGTAACTGATCCTGAATTTTATCGTCCAGCAGAAGTTGATTATTTAAGGGGTCGTTCTACAAAAGCTTTTCATATTTTAGGATGGGAACCACAAATCTCTTTTGAACAATTAGTATCCGACATGGTAAACTATGATATTAAGTATTATAGTAATACCAAACATAAAAAAGTAACTAACTAATGAGAAACTATAATTCTCCAGAATATAAAAAATGGAGAAAAAGCATTTACTCCAGAGATAATCATACTTGCCAGTGGCCGAATTGTAATAGTAAAAAGAAAATTAATGCTCATCATATAAAAACGTGGGCAAATTTTCCAGGACTAAGATATGATACTAATAATGGAATAACACTATGTTATCAGCACCACAAAATGATATCAGGAAACGAATCATACTACGAAGCAGTATTTCTTAAAATAGTAGCGGACAAAACTAATGAACGACCCTGACTATACCATAATTATTGATACTCGTGAGCAACAACCATGGACTTTTAAAAATAGGACCACAGCCACTAGCAAATTAGATACGGGCGATTATAGCATAGCAGGATTTGAAAACTTAGTGGCTATAGAAAGAAAAAAGAATGTGAGCGAACTTGCTACTAACATTACCGAACCACGATTTAAGGATGTTATTAGCAGACTAAGTTCTATAAAATATAGTTTTATGCTATTAGAATTTTCTCTTAAAGATGTTCTTATATATCCTATAGGATCTAATATTCCCAAACACAAGTGGCAATATATTAAAATAACATCTAATTTTATTCTTAAAAATATTACAGATTGGCAAATGGAAAATAATATCCAAGTATTTTTTTGTGGTTCAGCAAGTAATGCGGAAAATTTAGCAGGATATTTGTTACGTAAAATATACAACAAAGAAAAAGGAAATATTAATCATGAAACTTGAAAAACCAATAGTTATTACGCCGCCTCCATATACTAATCAGCAAACTAATAAAGTAGTTAATCCTGATCCTATAGTATTAGAGGAACTAAAAATAGTTTACATAGATAGTCCAGATCAAAAAAAGCTAGTAGCAAGAATAGACTCATTACCCTATGTGTTACCACTAACCGAATCTGATCAAGAATATGATAGCCTTGGCGACTATTCTAGTTCCATTAGAGAAAATTTGGTTAAAGAAAAACTAGGATCTGATCCAGCAGTCAAAATAAGATCTTTGTTTCCTCCTACGTTAGAAGAGCATCCTAATGGTCCGGGTACTATACTATCTGGTATTATTAAAAACTTTGGTATATCTATGACACCTAATTGCAAATGCATGAAACACGCTATGGAAATGAATAAGAATGGTCCAGAATGGTGTGAACAAAACATAGAAACAATATTAGAATGGATAAAAGAAGAAGCAAATAATCGTAAAATTCCTTTTGTTAGTTCCTTAGTTCGTATGGCAGTAACACAAGCTATTAATAAAAGCAAAAAACATGTCGTATAATTTTGAAGATGCATGGTTAGGTCTTGGCGATTTATCTAAGCTATCTATTAGTCAAAATTTAATGATTAATAGGTCCAGAGAAGATATAGAAAATCCTGATAAGCATCTTTTAAAAATTATGAGAAATCCAGCGTACTTGGGTTCTACTTGTAAATTACTCATGAATATTGAATTACATCCGATTCAGATTGCTATTTTACAAGAATTTTGGAGCAGACCGTTTCCAATGTTTATAGCGAGTCGTGGTTTTGGTAAGTCATTTTTATTAGCTTTATATTCCACACTAAAATGTATTTTTATACCCGGAACTAAAATAGTTATCGTTGGCTCTGCTTTTCGTCAAAGCAAAGTAATCTTTGAATATATGGAAACTATTTGGCGAAATAGCCCAATACTCAGAAGCATATACGGAGGTAATGACGATGGCCCGCGAAGAGATGTTGATAGATGTACTATGAGATATGGCGATAGCTGGGCTATTGCTATCCCCATGGGTGACGGATCAAAAATTAGAGGTTTACGCGCTCATATTATTATTGCAGACGAATTTGCCTCTATTAGTCCGGACATATATGAAACAGTAGTTTCTGGTTTCGCAGCAGTTAGTGCTAGCCCGATACAAAACGTTAAGGAACAAGCTAAGAAATTAGCTATGCAACAACAAGGAATATGGAATGAAGAACTAGAAGCATTAGATACCAAAATGAGTAATCAAGCTATTATTGCCGGAACAGCAGATTATTCTTTCAAACACTTTGCTAAATATTGGAACAGATATAAAACTATTATTAATAGTAGAGGAGAAACTCATAAACTAAAAGAAATATTTCCAGATGAAATACCAGATAATTTTAATTGGAAAGATTATAGTATTGTTAGGATACCTTATGAACTAATCCCAAAAGGATTTATGGATGATAAACAAGTATCTCGCGCCAAAGCTACTATTCATACCGGCATATATAATATGGAATATGCAGCATGTTTTGTTGAAGATAGTGAAGGATTTTTCAGACGTAGTTTGGTTGAAAGTTGTGTTGTATCAGAAAGTAAAAACATAGTAGACTCCCACGGAAAGCCTATACTATTTGATTCTCTTGTAAGAGGCTCAAGTCATAAGCAATATATCTACGGCATCGATCCTGCATCAGAAAATGATAATTTTAGTATTGTAATCTTAGAACTTAATGGTGATCATAATAGAATAGTTTATTGTTGGACTACTAATAGAAGTAATTTTAAAGATCGCCAAAAAACAGGATTAGTACAGGATTATGACTTTTACGGATTCTGCGCAAGAAAAATAAGAAATCTTATGAAAGCATTTCCATGTGCGAGAATAGGATTAGATGCTCAAGGAGGAGGTATAGCTATAGAAGAAGCTTTACACGATCCTGGCAAACTAGAACCCGGAGAAGTTTTAATTTGGCCAACCATAGATTATAGCAAATCCAAAGATACTGATAACCAACAAGGACTACACATTCTGGAACTTGTACAGTTTGCTCGTGCTGATTGGACAAGTCAAGCTAATCATGGTTTAAGAAAAGATATGGAAGATAAATTAACTTTATTTCCTAGATTTGATAATTTAACAATAGGTTTAACACTAGCTGCTGAAAACAAAGATATTCTTGATACTGACCTTAATCCAATATATGATAGTTTAAGTGAGTGTGTTGTAGAAATTGAAGAATTAAAAAATGAGTTAACCACAATAGTAATGACACAAACTAGTCAAGGACCTAATGCTAGAGATAGATGGGATACTCCAGAAGTAAAATTATCTAGCGGTAAAAAAGGACGATTACGCAAAGATAGATATAGCGCACTACTAATAGCAAATATGTTAGCTCGTCAAATGACACGATCATACAAAACTATAGAATACGAAGTTATTGGGGACAATGCAAAGAATACAGTTGCTCAAAATGGCCAAATGTACAAAGGACCAGAATGGTTTACGGCCAATACCAATGATAATGATATATATTTGGGAATTTATAATGATTGAGTGTATAAAATTATATAATCAAATCATAGTCGCACCACAATCAGATTAACTATTATGGCCAAAAAATATCCAAAAAGCGAAGCTATAAATTCGGTCGAAAATTCTAACGAACCAGCATTTATAGCATGGGGAGATAGTGATGCTTCTAGAGCAGAAGCAATGAAAGAATCTGCTGGTTCTCTTTCTGAATATACTGTTGTAGAACGCGCTGATGCTACTAGACGATATACTCTAGACTATTCTGATTTAGATAGAAACACATCAGGACGACCAGGACTAACAAAATCTGATTACTACTACTTTAGACCGGGTGAGGCCACCCCGGTTAGACAAAAACAAATTATACAAAGAGCCGAAGATATTTATCAAAGAGTTGGTTTGGTTAAAAATGTTATTGATCTTATGGGTGATTTTGCTTCTCAAGGAGTAAGATTAGTTCATAAGAACAAAAGAATAGAAAGATTTTATAGAAAGTGGTTTAAAAAAATACGAGGCAAAGATAGAAGCGAAAGATTCTTAAATAATCTATATAAAACAGGAAACGTTGTTATAAATAGACAAACAGGAAAACTTAATCTAAAAATTACTAATGAACTCTACAAGAGTATTGCTGCCCCAGACCTAATTATTGATAAACTAGAACCAAATATAGAAAAAAGAGAAATTCCATGGAGATATACTTTTATAGATCCTGTGGTGGTTGATGTTGTTGCTGGGCCGATAGCATCCTTTATACAACAAAAATTGTATGAAATTTCTTTACCAGCTTCTATTAGAAAAGCTATTCTTGCACCAAAAACAGATATTGAAAAACAAATTATAGCTTCGTTACCCGAAACTATAGTTCAAGCAGCCAAACAAAAAAGAGGATATGCTTTAGATCCTAATAAAACTTTAGTATTTCATTACAAAAAAGATGACTGGCAAAGTTGGGCTTATCCTATGATATATGCTATCATGGATGATATTACAGTTATTGAAAAACTAAAATTAGCTGATATGTCAGCATTAGATGGAGCTATTAGTAATCTTAGAATTTTTAAGTTAGGAAGTTTGGAACATAAAATTGCCCCAACCAAAGCGGCCACATCCAAATTAGCACAAATTCTTGGTAATAATGTGGGCGGCGGCACAATGGATTTAATATGGGGTCCTGATATTGAGTTATTAGAAAGTAAAACTAATGTTCATCAATTTTTAGGAGAAGGTAAATATATTCCTCATTTAAATAGTGTTTATGCAGGATTAGGTATTCCACCAACTCTTACTGGTACATACGGGGCTGCTGGTACAACAAATAATTTTATCAGTCTAAAAACTCTCACACAAAGACTACAATATGGAAGAGATATATTAACAGAATTTTGGGATAATGAAATAGCAATTGTACAAAAGGCTATGGGTTTCAGATATCCTGCAAAAGTTGAATTTGATAAAATGGATCTAAGTAATGAAGATGCTGAAAAATCATTATTAATACAATTAGCTGATCGTAATTTAATTAGTGATGAATTATTACAAAGCAGATTTGGTTTTGATCCTGATATGGAAAAATCCAGACTCACAAGAGAAAATAAAGATAAGAAGAATAATCGTATGGTTCCAAAAGCTGGTCCGTGGCATGATCCTGAAATAGAAAATTCACTAAAGAAAATTGTTTTACAGGGTGGTTCAGTATCTCCTAGTCAGGTTGGGTTAGAATTAGATAAGAAAAAACCTGGAGAGAAAAATGCTCTAGAAATTAAACAAGAACTAGTTGTACCAAAAATGGGCGGACCCATGAGTTCCGCTCCTTTAGGTCCACAATTATCTGGTCAACCTAATCAAGGACGACCAAAAAATAGTAAAGATTCTGAACCTAGAAAAACTAAGAAGTTTGCTCCTCAAACAGGAGCTAGTTTATCCATATGGGCAAATAATACTCAGGATAAAATTAGTAATATTATTAATCCAATTATTTTGGACTTTTATAACAAAAAGAATCTTAGAAGTTTGTCTCATGAAGAAAATAAAGAACTAGAAAAGATAAAAACAAAAATACTATTTTCTTTAGATCCGTTTGATGAAATTACTCAAGATAAAATTTTGGGCAAATTAAATGATATAAATGATCAAAAAATTTTGGCAACAACAGACCAATATAGTGTATGGTTAAATCAGCTAAAGGTAGATCTTAATTCGGAACTATCTATAGATAATATTAAACAAGCCAAATCTTCATTCTATACCCATATAAACTCTTAATAATATGTATGTATATATAACAGAAATAATTGATGGTCTAGAAGAACAAATCAAATCTTCAGCATCTATAATATATGCTTCTGCAGCAGAAAAATCTTTGAAAGATAAAGATTCCGCTAAATGCATTATTAAAACCGAAGCATCCATAAAAGACTCAGATTTATATTATGTTCAATCAATTTTAGTAAGTTCATCATGGAATAAAAATGATGATATTTTTGATAAAGCAGAAATTTGGGTAGCTAAAGATTCTCCAGAAGATAAACCAACAAATCTAGAACATGATGAAAGTGTTATAATAGGACATATAACTTCTAATTGGCCAATTGATGATAAAGGAAATACTATTGATCCAAATACTAAACCAGATAGTTTACCAGAAAAATTTCATATAGTTACAGGATCAGTTATTTATAGAGGATTTACCGATCCTAATCTTAGAGAAAGAGCAGAAAAATTAATTGCTGAAATAGAAAATGGAACCAAGTTTGTTAGTATGGAATGTTTCTTTAAAGGATTTGATTATGGATTATTAAATACTAAAAATGGACAATATACAATATTACCACGTAATGAGAGTACAGCACATTTGACCAAATTTTTAAGAGCTTACGGCGGAATTGGTGAACACGAGAACTATAAAATTGGTCGCGTATTAAGAAATATTACTTTTAGTGGTAAAGGATTTGTTGATAAACCAGCTAATCCTGATAGTATTATTTTTTCAAAAAGCTGTATTTGCGATAAAAAAAATGATTCTTTAACAGAATTAGGTGTATTAACCAATAAGTCAACCTGTATACCGGAGACAAAAGTTATGAATTCAGAAAATACAACAGACAATGTACAAACAGAAGAGTCCCAAGCTACAACAGTAGAAAATACCGTTGTGGAGTCTCCTGTAGCAGAAGTCGTGACTGAAACAGAAGCCACTATGCCATTAAAGTCAGAAGATGATATGGAAAGCAAAAAAGAACAGTTTATGAAAATGATCGAAGAGAAGGCTATGAAGATGGCTGAAGAAAAAGCTACGAAGATGGTTGAAGAAAAAGCTATGAAAATGGCGGAAGAAAAAGCTATGAAAATGGCAGAAGAAAAAGCTATGAAAATGGCCGAAGAAGTTTCGCTGATGAAAGCTGAATATGAATCAAAATATAAGGCCGCTGTTGCTGAACTAGAAACTGTTAAAACAGAGCTTACTCAAGCTCAAGAAGCAATTGCAGCCTACAAAAACAAAGAAGCGGAAATGATGAAGAAAGATAAAAAGAACAAAAGAATGGCCGCTCTTATAGAAATTGGTGTAGCTAAAGAATTAGCGAGTACAACTGTTGATAAACTAGAACAAGTTGATGACGACACTTTTGAAACATTTAAGTCTTTATTTACTGTTAGTAGTAAGGTTGAAGATAATGTTGTGTCAGAATCATTAGCTTCTGATGAAACCACAGTCACTCCAGAACTTCTTGATAATATTGAAACAGAAGAATCCGTTGATTTATCTATTGGTTCAGAAAGTGTTTCCTCACTAGAAACTACTCGCTCCGAACTTCTTGAATTCGTATGTGCTAGACTAGGCAAAAAACTTAATAAGGGAGAATAATATGGCTCTTAAACCTGATCGTATCGAAGTACTTACTGATGTATCATTCTTCATGAATACAACTGGCGTCCGTGGTGGTGTGGTTTCCACACTTACTAGTGGCTCAGGCGTAGCAATGGATGACGCTGCTGCTGTTGTGTCTTATGCATCTGCGGCTAGTGGCTCTCTTCCTGTCGGTGTTTTACTTAATGATGTTGTTAACTATGACCTAACTCGTCAGCATATCAACTGGCATAAAGACGAGGTACAAGTTGGTGGTAAGGTTACTCTTCTAAGAGTTGGCCAAGTTACAACCAATATGGTCGATGGCACTCCAAGTGCTGGTAGTGGTGCTTATGTTGGTGCTAATGGTTTAATTTCAACCACAAGTACTAACGCAGTGCAAATTGGCTCATTCTTGAGCAAAGTAGATGCCGATGGTTATGCCAAAGTCTCAGTCAATATTCGATAATTTTTAAACAAGGGAGAAACACTTATGTCAGAAGTTAATACAAAAGCTTTCAAACCAACACCAGAACTTACCGATCTTTTGGTAAGATCTGGTTCTGCTAATAGAGAGGTATCTCTTGCTGCTAATGCAGAATTTGCTAAGGCACTTGAATTACCACTACGTCAAGGTTTACTCAGTGGCGATATTCTGGATGGTATTTTTGAGCCCATCGCATTGGCCCAAAGTGCTACTCCCGAATTTCCATTAGATTTTCTAGCTCCGGGTACAGAAAAAGACTTTGTTGCTTATACTGTTCCTAATCACGGTTATGTACCAGAGCGTCATGTCGAAGGTGACTACGTTATGGTTCCAACCTATGATATTGGCGCTAGTATCGATTACTTACTAAAGTATGCTCGTGACGCCCGTTGGGACGTTGTGGGTCGTGCTATGGAAGTTCTCGAAAATTCATTCGTTAAAAAAATGAATGATGATGGTTGGCATACCCTTCTTGCTGCTGGTGTTGATCGTAATATCGTGGTTTATGATAGCGATGCTACTGCTGGTCTCTTCTCCAAGAGATTGGTTAGTTTGATGAAAACTGTTATGCGTCGTAACGGCGGCGGTAACAGCGCTAGTAATAACCGTGGTATGTTAACTGATCTTTACGTTTCACCAGAAGCTATGGAAGATATTCGTAATTGGGGTATTGATCAAGTTGACGAAACAACTCGTCGTGAGATCTATACCGCTGCTGATGGTACTCTAAATCGTGTTTTCGGCATCAACCTACACGATCTAGACGAACTTGGTGAAGGTCAAGAGTATCAGCTATTCTATAGCAATACTTTAAGTGCTAGTCTTCCTGGTAGTAAGCTTGAAACTGTTGTTGGTCTTGATCTTCGCAAGAGAGACAGTTTCATAATGCCAGTTCGTCAAGAAGTTCAAATTTTTGAAGACGATACACTACATCGTCAAAAGAGAGCGGGCTTCTATGGTTGGGCTGAACAGGGCTTTGCTGTTCTAGACAATCGTAGAGTGTTGCTTGGCGCTTTATAATACCTGTTTTTGCACAGTTTGATATAAATAGGGCTGGCCTTGCGCCAGCCTTATTTTTTAGGTGTATTATACATATAGCATACTAACATAAGGAGATTTTATGGCTTGGCAAGCAGATATTACAAATCTAGTTAGAGTGCTCATTAATGATCTTTCTGAAACTCCAGCTTATAGCGATGATAGAATTATTCAAACAATAACAGTTGCTGCTAGATATATTAAGTTTGATGTGCAATTGGAGTATGAATATGTTATTGATAGTATTAACAACACCATTTCTCCTGATCCAACAGCTGATAATATTTTCTCGTGCTTAGTTGGTCTTAGAGCAGCTTGTATTATTGATCAAAGTACATTTAGAACTAGAGCATTATTAGATGGAATAAATGCTTCACTCGGTCCTGCTAAACTTAGTGTTGCTGGAAATCTAGCAGGATTCAAAGAAATATTAAATCAGGGTCCATGCAAAACATACAATGATTTGGTAAAACATTGGGATGTTAAAGAAGCTTCAGCTGTTGCTGCTGTACTTAGTCCATTCGTTGGTAATAAATTTGATCCATTTATGCTTATTGCGTATGATAATCATAGACACAAAAATATGTTTTAAAGAGGCTATTAATGTCAGCAGCCAACTACAATTTTTCTATAGAAAGAGGAACCTCTTTCAGACTTTCTCTCATATATAAAGATTCTAATGAAAATCCTATAAATATTACTAATTGGTGTGCTAGATTAACAATGAAAACAGAATATAATTCTGTGAGTAAAAAAAGTTTATCGGCCACTAAAATATATTCTACAACTAATTTAGACTATTCATTATACAAGTTTTTTATTGATGGTCCAGAAGGTAAGTTGACCTTATTATTACCATCTGATACTACTAATGATTTTGATTTTGATAGCGCTAAATATGATCTAGAACTTCAAAGTGATGATACTTTTTACGCTAGCGGAGGTAACTATACTATTAGATTACTTAATGGTGTAATTACAATTAAACAAAGAAATAGTGGTTCTGAAACAGCATTGGATTGTCAAGTATGAGCCATATTGTAGTTGTAGAAACATCTAATGAAGATAATTTAATTTTAATAGAAGATCAGAATACTATTACTGTTGAAGTAGTTAATACTGAAAAAATATTAGCTAGTGATTTACCAGATAATATACCTTTTACAAAAATAAAAAAAGATGGAGTTGATGGAGTAGACTATTATTTGGATAATTATTTCTATGAGTTGGACTGTGGATCACCATAAACTAAAATAATAAAAAAAAGAGATTAATATGGCTATTAATAATTTAATTCAATTTAGAAGAGGTTCATCAACTCAATGGAATAATGCTTCTGGTTTGCTAGGCCATGGTATATTGTATAATGGTGAGTTGGGTTTTGATACTACAACAAAAAGATTCAAGATTGGTGATGGTTCAACACACTGGGCTAGCGGATTGCCATATGCTGCTATAGTACCAACAGGATTTTTAGGAACCAATGGTGTTGGATTAACTCTTGGGCCAAACGGATCAACATTAACTATAGAAGTTACAGGAATACTTAGTACTCAAGTAAACGATTTTACCGAAGCAGTTAATGCTCTTGTTACCGCAGCATCTATTAGTGAAGAACAAGTTCATGATATTATCGCTAGCGGAGATCATGTTAGTACAGGATTTTTAAGAAATGGTAGCGGAATAGCATGGACTTATAACGATGGAGCAGACACTTTAAGTATTGGAGTTACCGGAATTCCGTCATCTTTAATAACTGATTTTGCTACTGCTGTTAGCGATCAGGTTGATACAACGCTTGCTGCTGGTACTGGAATAGTATTAAGTTATGATAATGGTACTAATACTCTTACAATAGATACTAGTGGATATTCTTTATTAAATCATACTCATGTATGGTCAAATATAACTGATGCTTCTACAAAAGCAACATTAGCAGAATTAACATATTTATCCGGAGTTATAGCTGGAACAGCTAGTGCGGATAGAGCCGTTGTTTTAGATAGTAGTAAAAATATTGTTGGAATAGGTAGTTTAACAACAGAAGGTAATGTTACTGTTGGTGGTAATCTTAATGTTTTAGGGACCACAACCACAGTTAATAGTACTACTGTTGATATTGGTGATAATATTATTCAGGTTAATGTTTCTGGCGCTGAAACTCTTGGTGGTTTACAAGTATTAGACCATGACAATAGTTTAGTTCATCAAATAGTTTGGGATATTAATGATGCTAGATGGGAATTTATCAGTAATTCTGGAGCAACTCCAAATGTTTATACTTCTGGTAATGTTAGTGCTAATACTTTAACATCCACAGTAAGCAATGGAACAGCGCCGTTAACTGTAACTTCTAGTACTCTTGTTACTAACTTAAATGCTGATCTATTAGATGGACAACATGGATCTTATTATAGAAATTTTGTTAATTTAAGTGGTTTGCCGAGTCCAATTATTACTGGCACACTAACAGGAGATGTTACTGGTACTGGTAGTGTTACTCTTACAGATTTAACCAATGGTGTTTTAACCATTAATACAACTATTGCTAGTAATAGTGTTGCTCTTGGAACAGATACCACAGGCCAATATGCTAGTACGGTTGGTGTTGCTGGTACGGGATTATCTGCCACAACTCCTAATGGTGATGATGGCACAGCATATACAATAACTAGCAATGCAACTCATGATAATGCTACAGGAACTATTGTTGCAAGAGACGATACTGGTAGTTTTTATGCTGGTACAGTATATGCTACATTTAATGGTAATGGATCAAATATTACTAATTTAAATGCTAGTAATATTAGTGCTGGAACTATTGGAGTAAGTTATTTACCAACAAATATTCCTGTTACAAACTTAGCTAATAGTGGTATAACTCTTGGTAGCACCACTGTTAATCTTGGACAAACTAGCGCTGTTATTGATGGATTAACCAGAATTAGTGGGGTTAGTGCTGGTAGTCCAATGTATCTTTACTATGCTGTAATTGATGGAGGAACCCCATAATTGACTATCACTTACTAATTTAATATAATATAAGGTGATAACTTATGATATAGGATTATTATGCCAATCAACAATCTGATACAATTTCGTAAAGGACCGTACACCGATTGGCTAGCTGAAAATCCTGTATTAGCAAGCGGCGAACCAGGATACGACCTTACCAATAAAATCTTTAAAATTGGTGATGGAGTTAGCACATGGACTCAATTAGGTAGTTTAAATACTAATACTATCAGAGGAACCTTTTTAGTATCATCAACTACTGGCACATTTAGTGTT